TGGCTAAGTACTTCGAGACCGTCTGACTCTTAAATGTGTGACCTGGTATACCTAGAGACGAAGTCCCTAGGATTAACCCAGACCAACACAAGTGTGTCAATTCGTCTCACGTGCTGCTACACACGCACTATCCGGCCACCGGATAGATTTCTTCATGCTGCCTATCGTACAAGCATGAAGCATCAAAACAATCCTCATTAGCAGGTAGGATTGTTAAAAAGCCATGAAGACAATCCTCATTAGATAGGTAGGATTGCCAAAAGCCCAAAAAGATAATCCTCATTAGCAGGTAGGATTACCAAAAGCCGTAAAAATAATAATCCTCATTAGATAGGTAGGATTATCAAAAGCCTAAAAAGCTCCCAATTTACGAGAACTCGCGAACCACATAATTATAGAGGATCGGAGCTCCCGTAAAAAACAACAGCGAAAAATCCTCTCCGACTGCATCCCATTGCTGGTACTCAGTACGGAAAGAATCATTCCCTACCTCCTGTGTAGTCGGGTTGTTAGTTCTACTAAATGTAGCAACAACATGACTATTAGAAGGCAGAGACTGCGCCTGCACAAGACGTGCTGCGCGAAAACGCTCAGGAGCATAAAACGGCAACTCGACCTCAACGGTATTATTAACCTCAAGGTTAGTTGCAGATGAACCAGCACCACTATTGGGCACGGCTCGGGAGGATGCCCACTTAGTCATGCGGGCAGCTGACGTGGCATAATCCAGATTAAGATCTGTCAAAACACCATTGCCAGTAGCATTATACTCCGCACGCGCAACGCTGGGCGCCGAGCTCGAACCGTTAGAAAACAAATACTTCTTACGACGAGCACCACGAACCCCAGCGTAACATGGCGACCACCAAGATGAATAATCCTTCTCAACCACACTCAAAGGCGTGACTCCATCAACGTCACTGACGTCAATGCCGTTAGGATCCCAACCAGATTGGTACGGCGCATCTTTATTTAACAACTTACTGATGCGCATTATACCATTAGGCGGGGCATTGGTGAACCAATATCTTGTGAGAACATAACGCTTACACAACTCCCTAATAGTTGTGGGGGGGTCTCCATACCAAACAGCATAAGTTTGATCAGCCTCCTGATTTTCAGCAGCAATCGTCTGCAATGTACTCGACCCAGTAGGCCGATCTGTCATAGCATTCGATGGATTCTCAGTCCCATCAAGCATACCACTCTGCGAGGGCAAAGGAGTCTGCTCCGGGAAAACATGAAAATCATTAAGCTTAACATTAGAAGGAGCTGCAAACTTAGCATCCTCACACATAGACACAAACACATTGATGCTGATCGGCGAATCCACTGAAGGACACACAAGATCATTCAAAACATCAATTTCCAGGATCCCGTTAACGAGATCCTGAGTCAAAGCCAAGCGAAGAGAATCACTAAAATTAACAGTAGTGTCACTCAAAGTGCCACACTGCAACCAAGCTTGCGCTTGAGCCCACCCAACAACAATTTCGAAATCATCCTCTTCCGCAATATCAACAACACGACTATAATTGGTGTTATATTCAACAGCGGCATCAAAATTATTGGGATCATATCGAACCAAAATCCTCCCCTTGTGAAAATCAGACTTTACAATCTGAAAACGAAACTTCACAGAGCCAGTCCACCTATCAAAACATTGAGCAAGCATGGACATGGGCGTAGGATGGATCTCCGAATTAAGAATGTCGAACAACATAGGTGTTACTCGACAATTCCAAAGCAAAGTGTCAGGTCCAGCATCTGGAGACCACGTAAATTGAGTCAAATAAGACTCACGCTGCGCGATGTCCAGAATGCCCATCTGGTCGGTGCCATCAAGACCTGAAACCCGGGAATCAATAGTAATCTCCGCCTTACTATCCAACGTAAGCTTGTGAACTGCGTCACCAGCATCAACATTGGTAAGATTCCCCGTCGGATTCGGCTTAAATAGCTGAATGTCCGACACAATGGAAGGCCGCGAATAACCAAAAATCTTCGCAACCTCCCCAACCTTGCCCGCAACCATTTGAGTCGCAAGGGCATAAGGACGAATTAGCGGTAATTCCGACAAAACACCGGCAGCCTTAGCCACTAAAGCAGCTGGCTTCGATATAATGCCGGAACCATATTCATCACTTGCCGTAATCGAATTGCCCTTATTTTTCTGACTAAGCTGGTTCTTCTTACCAGCCTGCGAAACCAAAGGAACAATACGCGTGGGCATAGTGAGAACAACGTCCTCAGCCCACAAATAAATGGTAACCGTAACTGGATCATTACCACCATTAGCGTGAAGCAAATTGCCAAACGACTTAATGGTAATCTCTCCCATGTCATTATAATCCTCATCGGACAATGACAGGTAATTCTTATTCCAGAAAAACGGCATACACAACTCACCTCCAGTATTTTTAGTGGGGTTCAGAAAGAAATGAGGTTTCTGAGAAGCCTGGATTAAATCCTGGCTCAAAAAATTCCTCTGCACAGTAATCTGGTCAAAACCAGACAAAGGATTGTAACTAACGAGCGAACGTCCATAATGGAACTTCGTACCGCTAATCACCATCTTACAATGTAACTTCAAGCGAATAAGCTCAAAATTCTTAATCTTATCCTGAACAAAAGGGTTCTCAAGAAACTCCTTCCACGGATTAAACTGGTAAAATAGGGGCTGATTAACTGGCCACGCCTGAACAGACTGCCGAATAGGACGCGAAAGAAATTCTCCCAATTGGGACTTTCCAGCCTCTACAAAATCACGGGTAACATCATCCATCCCATGAATTGCTGTTGTCCATCCAGCATCTTGATCAGCAAAAGCAGTAATCTGCTCCGCAGCCATAGGCGCTGACTCGCTTACCGTCAGTCCCGGCTCACTATTAGTGGTAGCAACACCACTCTGAGAGCACAGGACGTCATCATTAAGGCTACGCACAAGACGGTTGAGATGTCTAATCTCTTCCTTCAGCTTATTACAATGCTGATACTTGCGCGCAAGCGAACAACGCAACGTTTTATTGTCTTTCTTGAGGAAATCAATTTCCTCAATAAGACTCGTAACGTCAAACGAAGGAATACGCCTAATAGGCGACTCCCAATCGAAGTTTTTCCCTTCCGGGACAATTGGCACTTCTTCACCAATAGTAGCTAATAGATGTGAACTAGCAAGGTCCATTTAAATAATCCCCATCCGCGCTGGCCTCACAGCACGTCGGTTAATTCCTGTTTCTGGTCGACCACACCTCCCGTAAATACGGGTACTGCACGAGGGCAGCATCTACATTACAGTTTTCCTAACCCGGACTAAAGCACAGAATTCTTATATCCTGGTTGGTAACTACCTGTAACGGGATTCTTCAACATATTGTCCATGTACCTACGGACAGCTGTCATTATTTTACGTCCTGACAGCGGGACGAAAACGAGCGCAAATGCGCTCTATTCCAAGCCAAACTTGGAACGGTACCAGTCCAGACGCTCGTCATACGACGGCAAATCAGCGACATAACCCATGAGACCCGACTCACGAGCAACATCCATCAACTGGCACCGCTTCTCCTCATACACCTCACGTCCGAACTCAAAATACTTGAGCGCAGCGTTGGAAATCGCCTCAGCAGATGACTGTTCCATTGAAAGAACTCCACTCTCCATATGAGAGTGCAACATCTTAGCAATTGATCCCTCCTCACACGGGGAACGATAAAGCTTAAGCTCATCATCCCACACAGCGAAGTGCTTAAGGAAACTCGCTTCCGACAAATGAATGTACGGAACCGATTCAGCGTCCTTATCAGCCATGGTATACTTGATACCCATGGACTGAAAAACGGACGCAATCCGAGTGTGATTAATACTCGGATAACCCTTCTTGACGGTCCCGACATTATCATCGCCATAAACCATCAATGCAAACACCTTACGAAAAGGCGGAATTCTGAGCCAACCATCCTCTTCAGCAATCGTATAATACGCATATCGCATATAAAGAGAATTGACCAATGAATTGATAATCACGGTCAATGGGTGGCCAGAAGGGTTGGAACCAAAAAATTGCACCAAGGTCCCAAAATAATCATACGTTGGGTACGTAATCTCGGTCGCAATACCGCGCATGATCTCAAGATCGCGATCAGAGTAATTCCCACTCATCTCAGCAATCGAGTTCAATAGCTTAAAGGACGCGAACATGAAGCGTGAAGCCATACGTCCATCAAACGCAGCATAGTCTCCAGCGATTCCTCGCTCCCAACCGTACTTACCGATGTGCTCAAACATTGTCGTCCATTCCGGCGACTGTTGAACAACACCGACAGCACACTCAAACAAAACTTGATTGCGTTGCACAAGTGCAGCCAAAGACAAGTAATACTTGCGAACCAACAAAATCATAGCAAAATTGCAAGCAGCAAACACCCGAACCTTGTCCTTGGTAACTTTCGTGGGCTCATCCTTCAATGAACCCTTGAAGACAGAATTAATTCGCTCCCCACGAGCGAGCTTGTCTTCAAGACGCGCGACCTCATCCCAAACCTGCTGGGGAGCATCACGCACACACGAAATTCCCTCAACAACACGGTCCGACTCCGAAACAATATTCGACTTTGGACCCCTATGAGGAAACCCCCGAGAAGAAGCAAAATTAATTGCATTAACTCCAAGCACGCCATCCAATCCAGATAAATTTGCATCATCTGAAATAAGGCGTACCTGGCTCAACTCCTTCTCACCAAGACCGGACAGCACGGACGTCGAATAATCGACATACGCCTTGTCCAATCGCTGCTGATTGATCTCATAAACAGTATCAACCTTACCAGCAATATCCACCTCTTTATGGCGAACCTCTGACATGCCTTGTGGCTTGTCATGAATCTTCTCAATACCCATAATCTTTGTCACCGCGCCTGAAATAAGCGAAGTGACAACCTTACTCTTGGGTGTTGACGAAGGCTGGTTGTGCGCCCCAATAATCTTGATCTTACTGTCAAGACCAAGCTTACGGGTCACACACTTCTCATTCGGGGCCTGCAAAGGCCCCACATCAACATCCTGAATCTTAGTATCAAAGGGTGTTGAAGAATGAGAAAGCAAAATAGAGGGCCTGGCCATCAACTTCTTCTTGGCGGATGTATACGCACCAGCCGTTAGAATACCAGCACCTCCACGGCGGGCTCTGCCCGCCAAATGAAAGCCAACAATGTGCTGTCTCTTACCGAGACCAATGAGCGTGCCCATGCACAACCCATTGAAAGTGTTAACAGGAAATGAATAGTTCAATCCCTTGAACCATCCACCCTTAGTCGTAATAACACGACCATAAGTTGCGAGAAAAGTCTCGCTCACCTTCACATTGCTTCCATCATGATACACCATCTTGCATTCTACATTCTTGTCATTCTCAACTTCATCCAAAGGCAAGAAACCGGTGAGATCCTTCTGATCTCCCAACTCCGGTAAGTAAAGGAGACTCAAATCTCCACTAACCTTAACAGTCGATGCAGGATCCAACATAATGTTGGCGTAATTTCCTGCAGGACGACGTACAATTGCTTTCACTGGCTTTGAGGGCACAACATGCGTGGGCATAACCCACACATTGCTCTCAAGCGGCACAATGTTGCAAAACTCGCCATCCGACTTCTCGATCACACATTGACGCTTCTTAATAACATCAACAATGCGATCAGCAGAAGTGGTAACAGCGGCTTCACCACGCGTAAGGTCATACTTATTGCGGCCCTCGCGAAACAAACGGCCAACATCACCCCAAAACGGGGTCTGATCCTTCTGATACGAAGCCTCATTGCGTACGAAACCATGGTTAGTCCCATCATCCTCTCCACTCTGATTAACACACAAAGTGGAGAAATAAAGGGACGCCGCGGAACGCAAAATGCGCCAAAGCCACAACCCACCAAAGGCAAAAAGAATCTTCTTCTTGGTTTCCCAAGACAATTCTCCAAACCACACAGATGGACGCGGACATGTCGTCCAACGTGCAATCATCTCGCTGCGCATCTGCATGACTTTCCAATACACAAAGCCACAATAAACACACAATGCAGCAACCATGGTGCACGCTCCATAACGTGCGCCATGCAACTCATTAAC